ATGAAGGTCATTAGTTGTCTAAACCATCAATAGACCTTAGTAAACTATATAAACCACACATTAAAAGGAAACTATGAGAGTATTAGTAGCTTGTGAGTTTAGCCAGGTAGTAACCAAAGCCTTCAGGGATAGAGGGCATGAGGCGTATTCTAATGATATACTCCCCACTGAAGGTAACCCAGTCTGGCATATTCAAGCTGACATTAGGGAGTTATTAAGAAGCAAATTTATCAAGACTATCAATTTGCTAATAGCGCATGACCCTTGCACTTACCAATGTAATAGCGGGGTTAGATGGTTGTGGCTTCCCGATGGTAGTAAGAATATTGACCGCTGGCTTAAACTAGAAGAATCATGCGAACTTACGAAGGAAATACTTAACGCTCCCGTGGATATGATAAGCCGTGAGAATCCTATACCCCATAAATATGCTATTGAACTTATCGGAATTGATTATACACAATGTATTCAACCTCACTGGTTTATCGGTAGTAATGAAAGCAAAGCTACTTGTTTGTGGCTTAAAGGATTAAAGCAATTAGTACGCACACAATGGCTTGATAAATCTCAAATTAAACAATCTATATGGCGTATGCCCCCAAGTGAAACAAGGGGATTAGAACGTAGTCGTTTTCCAGTATCAATAGCAAAAGCAATGGCAGAACAATGGGGATAAAAAGATTGTGCAACGTGTTGCAATATGTCTGGAGTAGAGAAGATGAGACTATTATGCTATGTAGAAAGTCTAATCTCTAATGAAATCTTACAATCAACCACGCTAGATATGATGGAACTTTGTAAAAAGGAATTACGCCAACAAGTTTATACTGAGACTAACAAACTATACCCGTTTGGTATTGTCCGTGATGGTGATGTAAAGACTAATGTTAATTGCCACTATAAATTTTTGCAGGACTTAACTAAAATCACTGTAAGCCAATATACTACTGGACATTGGCTAAGTTATCTTCACGCTAGGAGAAATGGTATTCTCTCTAAGATTAGATAGCACTCTCAAAAGCATCGTGATACACTAATTCAATTGCTGCCTCAAATCTTTTCGCTGTGTCCTCATCATTCAAAGACGGTAATTGTCCAACTCTTTCAATTTCAGCTACGCAAAGTTTTTGCTGTTCTCTAAAGACATTCTCAAATACTTTCTTAAAGACTTCCTCTTGACGTTCTGTTTTCTTGGCGTAGGCTTCCCAGTGTAGGCGTTTCTGGTCGGGGGTTAAAGATTTGGTTGCGGAGGGGAGATTCGAACTCCCGGCCTCCAGCTTATGAGGCTGGTGAGCTACCGCTGCTCCACTCCACGATTCCGCAATCTGTTCTTCTTTGGGTGTTTCTTCGGGTTCTTCAGGTGGTTTACCATTTATCGGTGTAGGTATAAGATTGAGAGGCACTAACAAAACATCACCGTTAGGAATAGGGTCTAATCCTTGTGTTTTACGTGCTTCATTTACTGTTAAATAACCCGCCCTCATGCCGGATTCAGCCAAATCTCTTTTTTGTTCTATCGTTTCAGGGACAACTTCCTCAAAACCTAATTCTAAATTAGCACTATTCTTAAACTTTGGGATGTACTGTTCCTGAAGTTTAGCTTTAGTCCAGTCTAAGCGGGGTTTAATTATCCTGCGAGCTAATTGATATTCGCCAGCTTCAGCGTTAGCTTTATTTACATTTTCTGAAATACCTAAAGAGGATTGAGGCATACCGATAATACCTAGAATTATATCTCTATTCCTTAGCTGAAGGTTAGAAAAATCCATATCTTTAGCTGAAGTTGAAATAGTTTTAACATCTTTAATACCTTGAACTAAAGCTACTTGATGGGCTTTATTTACACCTTGATATCTCTCACGCCATTTCTTAATAAATTCATCAAACTGTTCTTCTGAAAAGTTACCATCGGGAATTAAGAATAAGTCCGGCCTGGCAGAGTTAAACCAAAACTTACGATTCCACTCACTAGAGTACTTTTGATTGTCAAGGTCTACTGAAATAGCTTGCGCTGCGCCCATACCACGATACTGATTTAATGGGTTAGGATACTTAAAATGTATTACTTCATTAGGTAAAAGCGGTATAGCGTCTTTACCGGAACCGTAAACATAACCTTTAACCATCGGGAAGTATTTATCGGGAACGATAGTCATTTTATTAGGATATGCTAATACTAATTCGCCAGGCTCATTATTGCCGTCATAATTGATAACCCAAAACGACTCCCCTACCAAGTCCATATATAAAACATGTAACGCTATGAATTCATTTGAGGTCTGGAAGGGGTTTATATGCTTAAGAGTAGATAATGCTTTATGTTTATAGATTTGTACTGGTTTTTCCGGCTTGGAGGTATCAAATAAAGTCCACTTTACTTCAGCACACGAGAGGGCAGTTTGGAATAATCCAGCGTGCCACCAACCTATTTCTCCATAAGACCTAAGTAATCCTTCAGAATTTCTATCTTGGGGGATTAGATTACTTAAAGAAAAAGAACGGTCTCCCGTTATAGGTTGCTTTTTAAACCATTTAGTAAAAATATTTGTCATATTTTCCTTAAAAGTACTTGACATTTTAATTAAAGTAGTTTATACTAATAGTAGTTAATAAGGAGTTAGATATGAAAAACTTATATGTAGTAAAGAGAATTCAAAAGATAACTTATGTTATTAATGTAGAAGCGGAAAGCAAAAAAGAGGCTGAATTAATTGCTGAAGATATGGGAACTATAAATGCTGACCAAGATGGTGTTTATGATACTGGATGGAAAGCACAATTATACATTAAGTAAATAACGTTTATACTCTATATAGAAAGTGAGGTTTGAGATGGAAAATTTAGGTAAGTGTACGACACAAATAGCTAACGATGAATGGTTTATACATTACCATGATTGCGGTAGAAAAGCCATTGTAATAAGAGATGGTACTGCGTACTGCAAAATCCATGACCCCGAATATATAAAGGAAAAAGTTCGCAAATCTAGAGAGAAGTACGATGAATCTAAATGTCAAAAGTGTGGAGTACATGTGTTTGACGGTAGACTTGGTAACTCATATAGGTATTGCCCCTATTGCGGTACTAAAAGGTAAAATCTCGTAACATTGTTGCGACAAATTATAAAGGAGAGATATGGAGAATATAACAGAACTTTTTAAAGATGAACATTCAAAACGGTATGCTTATCTTGATGGTGAAATAGTAATACTAGAACGTGATAGATATGACGGTATTATTGAAAGGGTTAGTTTTTCTATTGATGAATTTAAAACTATCGTTACTAAAATTGAGAATAATAAAAAGCACTAAGGCTGTAAATAGTGATTCGGCGTTTGCTCTAAGCATAGCCGAATATTAAGGGTATAAACAAAGTTACACTCCTACTATATATTATACATATTCATTGTCAATACCCTAATAATTTCATCAAAGTAACAATCATTACAACATTTACCTTGATTCTTTTTATACTCAATTAACACTTTACCACATTTCCTACAGACTTTAATATAATTTATCTTTGCATATAACATCCAATATCCGTTCATAAAAACTCTAATCTTAAAGATTGAATCTTTGGTTCATAGAAAGCTAGTGCTAATGAATCAGCTTTATCAGGGCTTTTCTGTCTATAGGGTGGTTTCTTTAATTCTTCTTTAGAGATTAACTGTAGTTTTTTATCGGATGCAGTCCTGAATCTAGTGCCGGATAATTGAGCGATTAAATCAGGGTCGTCTGGAATTTGTATTCTACCCTCTTCAAAGAGTATCCTTAAGTTATCATACATTTCCGCCCTGACATTAAGGTAGTGTTCTTTATCTTTTGCTTCGCCTCCGGCGATAATCGCATTGACATTTCTCTTTTGTTCTTTAAGTCTGTCATATACGCCCGCACCTAATCCGGCAGCGTCTAAATTTACATTCTTGTCTTTAATACCCATTTTATCTATTTTAGTTAAGATAAGTCCAGTCGTTTCCATTGTATCGGTTTTTGACCATTCGTCTGTATAGATAACTTTAGAGCCTTGTCTTACTGTAAATACAGATGAGTCTTCACCCTCACGGGCAACGTCAATACCAGCCCATTTAATTTCATCTTTAGATTCTATATCTCTGACTACTGCACTTCTTAAATCGGTATATCTGAATAAGAAATTACCACTTTCAATAGCATCCCAATTCCCATCAAGAAGAGCTTTAACCATATCGGCGGGAAACCATTTTCTTAAATTAGATTCGTAATTTTCCGGTAAATGTGGATTGTCTTTAGGTAATGCGGGAATATAAATATGGTCATCAAGTTTCTGTTCCAAGAATAAATGCTTCACCCACCCAGGAGCGGGGTTAGCTGATAGGATAGCCTTATAACGTATGTTAGGTAACTGTAAACGTAAACGACTTAATAGCCAGTTCCAATGAGTAAATGTTGTTTCTTCTACCTGGTCTATCCCGAACCACCCTAAGGTCATATTCTTAACTCTGGACAGGCCGGACTGGTCATCACCTAGACCTCCGTAGTAAATATATGAATAAGGTAAATCGTGATGAGACTTAAAGTCGTATCCGGTAAATATCTTAAAATAGTTTTCTGTTTGATGGTGCTGTAGCACTAATGGATATATAGCATTATCTATTATCACAGAGACCGTTTCATATTTCTTTAATTCATATAAAGTGGAAATCCTGAAATCTGTTAGTTTATTCCTGCAAAGATAACCTCTATTCCCTGGATAATCTAATGAAAGCTGAATTGCTTCAGCGCATAACCAGACAGTTTTACCTCCCCCAACTGCGCCGCCATAAAGAATATTCTGTTCTTTTGCTCTATGAGCTTGGGCTTGTTTGGGAGACGGGATATAAATATCACTAAGGTCTATAACAGGTTTTTCTTTACTTGGCAATTGGCATCACCTCCTTATTTAATAAATCTATTACAGGTTTACTCAACGGGGTTCATCTCCTAAAAAATATTTAACTGCCCGTTCCTTACGTTCTTTGGAATCGTCAAATAGATTAAGTCTCTTCCTGTAAAGGATATCCCTTTCTACTTGTGTACGGATTGATAAGG